CTACTTCTATTGCTACAATTGCAGGTGCGACAATAGGAAGATTTATGAGTGGTGGAACTGCAAGTGTAGGTGGTTCAACAGGTTCAACAAGCGGCGGTGGAACAACAGCACCTTCACCCGCAAATTTCTCCTTTGTACAAAACCAACCCAACCAACAACCGCCCTTGCAAGCATACGTCGTAAGTACGCAAGTGTCGAGCAATTTAGAAGCACAACAACTAATCAACAACCAAGCGCGTCTTGGTGGCTAAAAAATAAAACAATGAATAAAAAAATTAAAGTTATTGAGTACGGCATCGACGACGCAGGATTGCTCGGAGTGTATGCTATCAGCGTAGTCGAAGAACCTGCAATAGGTGTCGATTTCGTAGCGTTAAGCGAACAACACAACGTGAAGTTCAAAGAAGATTTTAGAGGTCTTTTATACGGCGCGTTATTGATTCCCGACCAACTGATTTACAGACGCAACGACGAAACGAATGAGGAATACTATGTGAAGTATTCGAAAGAAACTATTCGCGCTATCGCTTACAACTATTTGAAACAAGCGAACCAAAACAACGCAACGGTTGAACACGCGAAAGTTGTTGACGGTGTTTCGTTGGTTGAGACGTGGATCATCGAAGGCGAGAACGACAAGAGCAAGAACTTCGGCTTTTCGCTTCCAGAAGGTACTTGGTTCGGTTGTATGAAAGTAGAAAACGAAGAAGTGAAGAAGCAGATTCAAAACAAAGAAGTTCTTGGGTTCTCAATCGAAGGAAACTTCATTGCTGAGAAAGAAATGTATATGAGCGCACACGAAGAGTTCGCTGCGATACTTGCCGAGATAGAAGAACTTTTGAAAGAGGAATAAATGAACATCGAAGCAGGTGGGTTTCTAAAGGTCGAATTGTTCAACGACGACGCAACCCTGTTTCTAAACGCACTCACGAAGATAACGAACGAGGGCGGCAAGATGGGGTTCAAGACGTACGGATTGAGTGAGGACGAAATGAAGACGTTAAACGCAATACTTGATTCATTAGGATAAAAAAACGGAGGGTAATCACTCCCTCCGCCAAACCTAAAATCAAAAAGAAACTATGAAAAGAATCAATTATGAAACAAATATACCTTCTTTTCTATTTAGGAACTAAATTATTAATTAAACAAATTATGAACTTACGAGAAAAAGTAAACGCTCTTTTCGCAAAACATAATGTTAGCCTATCAGCTGAAGAAGTTGTTGAGGTGAAGCAAATGGTTGAGGCGATTTTAGAGGACGGAACAAGCATCTACTCGGACAGCGACACTTGGGCAGCTGGTGTTCGTGTATTCGCAAAGGACGCAGAAGGCAACGAGGTTGTTGTAGCGGACGGCGAGTACAAGACAGCAGAAGGAATCATTGTTGTTGTAAGCGGTGGTCTTGTTGCTGAATTAAAGCCAATGGAAGAAGAATCTCCAGAGGTTGAAGTAATCATCGAAGAAGAACAAGCAACAGAGGTTGTTGCTGAAGAAACATTCAACGCAGAGGTTGAAGGTCTTTTGTCTTTGGTTGCTAAACTTGAAAGCGAACTTGCTGAAATGAAAAAAGCAAACGCAGAACTTTCATCTAACGTAGAGAAGTTGAGCGCACAACCTGCGGTTCAATCTATCAAAGAAGTTAAACAAGCGAAGCAAACACCTGCTAAATCTTACAACAAGATGAGCGCAGAGGAACGCTTCTTATTTCATCTTAAAAAATAATAAAAAACAAATAAAAAAAAATGCCTACTACAACATCATTAACAACTACCTACGCAGGTAGAGAAGCGGCAGGATATATCCGCGCTGCATTCTTAAGTAACGAGTCTTTGGCTGCAGTTACTTTCAAAGAAAACATCGAGTACAAACAAGTTGTTCGCAAATTAGTTGACAACGTTACTTTCGCTAATGCTACTTGTGACTTCACTCCAACAGGAACAGTTACTTTAACTGAAAGAATCTTGACTTTGGAGAAATTCCAAGTACAGCGTCAACTTTGTAAAAATACGTTTTTATCGGATTGGGAATCTCGCTCAGAGCAGAACAACGAATTACACGCTTCATTGACTGACGCATTAATTGCTAACGTTATGGCGGGTATTGCTGCAAACAACGAGCGTTTGATTTGGCAGGGTGTTAACGCAACCGCAGGTGAGTACGCAGGTTTCGAGACTTTGTTCTTGGCTGACGCTACTGTTCTTGACGTTGCTACTCCAGTTGCTATCGACAGCACTAACGTAATCGACGAAATGAATCGTTTGGTTTTAACACTTCCTGTTCGCGTTCGTCGTGCTACTGAGAAGCCTGTTATCGCAGTTTCTTCAAACGTTGCTGAAGCGTTCAGAACTGCTATCTTAGGTCTTGGTGGTGGAAGCTACTTGTACCAAGGTGAAACTGTTAAGATGACTTGGCAAGGTCAGTATGACATTATCGAGTGTCCTGGTATGTCTGACGATACAATGGCTATGTTCCAAAAGAGCAACCTTTGGTTCGGAACAAACCTTCTTGACCAATGGAACAGCGTAGCAGTTTTGGATATGTACGACAAAGATTTGTCTGACAACGTACGTTTCGCAGCTTCTTTCTTCGCAGGTGTTCAGTACGGATTCGGTGACGAAATCGCGTTCTACCAATATACTGCATAATCTCAACCATTCTAACCCTTGCACGATAGAGGTGGTGGCATAAAAACCACCCCTCTTTTGTGCTAATAAAAAACATACGCATATGCCTCCTTGTGAATTAAGTACAGGATTTACTCTCGATTGTAAATCTGGGATTGGCGGGATTAAACAAATTGTTTTAGTAGATAAAGCATTGGTTACTTCTTTCAATTTTGAAAACGACGAAGTGGAAGTAATCAACGGTCCTACAGATGGAGATTTGTATACTTACGAATTACCAACGCAAACAGGATCGTTCGAAGAAACAATAAACTTTAACCGCGACAACGGAACTGTGTTTTACACGCAGACCGTTAATGTAATGTTGCACAAATTATCTACCGCGAAACGTGTTGAATTACAAAACGTAGCACAAGCGCGTGTTATTGTTTTCGTTAACGATTCAAACGACAACTGGTGGGCAATTGGTTACGAGTACGGAGCAGACCTTTCTACTGCAACAGCAGCGACAGGAACAGCTTTGGGTGATGCCAATGGTTTCACGCTTGCATTTACTCACGAATCTCCAGTTCGTGCGTATCGTTTGCAAAGTGCGCCTTCGACAATCATTATCTAATAACTGATAAAAAACTTTTACACATAGAGGGGCAACGCGTCCCTCTGTGCTGTAATTTCAACGAACAAATAAAGAGATAGAATGGTTTATTTGAACACAAATACTGCGAATCAAGATGCGTGGCTTTCGTTAGACGAAGGACGCGCTTATTTCAACGTTGCATTTACAAATTACCTTCTTGTTTTAACTTACGAAATGACAGGCGAACAACTCGCGCAAGTCGTAACAGTAATAAACGAAAACGAACGTGTTACTAAAATACGTTTAACAACAGTTGGTCTAACTGACGCTGGAAAGTACAAGTACGATGTGTACGGACAAAACAGCAACAGCAATTTAGATCCAACAGATGCTTCCGTTGTTGGTTTGGTTGAACGTGGTTCAATGATACTATCAAACGGAACAATTTACTTTGACGTTTCAACACCGACAATTCCTGTCGATGTAATATATACAGGCGCATAATGAGCAACATTCAGCAAATAGCATTAAGTCGTTACATCCCTACCGAAGCAATCGAGAAAGAAAATCGTAGCGGTTGGATTGATTACGGAAACGATAATTTATACCCTCAATACTTAATCAACCTTTACTACAATTCACCAATTCACAACGCGTTGACAAACTCAATTGCGTTTATGATTAAAGGACAAGGAACAGGAACGATTCTCGATAGTGCTTTGCAAGGTATCGCGTTTGACTTAAAACTACAAGGTGCTTTTGTTGCAGAGGTTATTTGGTCAATGGACTTCACACGCGTTGTAAAGATTAACCACTTGCCTTTTGAGAACTGTCGTCTTGCTTACGACAAAGAAGAAGAAGAAATAACAGGGATTTGGTATTCGAAAGACTGGAGAAACTCACGAAGCAAGAAAGGTAAACCCGAATTTATTCCCGCGTTCAATCCTTCACAGGCGCAAGAACAACCACGTCAAGTTATTTACGCTCACGGAATGATGGCTGGAAGTTCGTACTATCCAAAACCCGACTACTTCGGTGCGTTGAACTACATTGAACTTTCTCATCAAATGGGAATGTACCACGTCAACAACATCTTAAACGGATTATTTCCTTCATTCATCATTAACTTCTTAAACGGCATACCGCAGAAAGAAGAACGCGAGGCTATTCGTCGTGAGTGGGAAGAAAGATTGAGCGGTGCAAGTAACGCAGGAAAGTTCTTGATGACATTCAACGAAGATCCTGCACGTACTCCAGATATTCAAGCGTTCCCTCTTTCAGATGCTGACAAACAATATCAGTTTTTAAGCGAAGAAACGGCGAAGCAAATAATGGTTGGACACCGCGTTGTGTCACCATTGATTCACGGGATTAGAGATACAACAGGCTTCGGTTCTAACAAAGACGAAATGTTGGTTGGTTTAGAGATATTCAACAACCAAGTTATCAAGCCATATCAAAGAATCATAACAAATACTTTTGCACCTATTCTTGGAAGTGATTTGAAGATTGAAATGAACAACGTTTTTGACGACGTTGCGGTAGTTGTTGAACCAACAACACAATCAATCGAATTAAAAAAAAAAGTAGTTGCGGTTGCTGAAAATAAGATAAGCAAGGAACAAGGCGACGCTTGGTTGGCGCACTTACGCGAAAAGGCTGAGTACATCAACGAAGAAGAATGGCAATTGCTTTCTGACGAAGAAGTAACCAACCCAGAAGCCGAAGAAAATTATCGTACTGAGTTTATGAGTGTTCGCGGTTATTCAAACCCCGACCAAAGAGATACATTAGACACAGGACTTTACAAAGTACGTTACTACTATTCAAAGAATTTTACATATAAAGACGGAGAAATTGTAACGCGTGATTTTTGTCAAGAAATGGTTGCACTTTCAAAAATGGGTGCGTTGTTTCGTTACGAAGACATTCAAGATATGAGCGACGCAGGTGTAAACGGAGAGTTCGCGCCACAAGGGCAAAGTTCATATAATTTGTTCATTTTTAAGGGCGGAGTCTACTGCCGCCACGCTTGGTTCAGAAAAGTATTTGTACGCAAAAGAGAGGGCGGTCGCTTCCTTCCAAACGACGGATTGAAGAACGACAAAGTTGTAACAGGTGCTGTTGCAAACGAACTATTCCCAAAAGGCGAAGAAGCGGTACGTCCTAACGATATGCCGAATAGAGCATCATTAAAATATAAATAAAAACTACAATGGCACTACAACCCGAAGTTCTACTCATTGACGAGAATTACATAAAGAAATACACTTGGATTAACGGTTCAGTTGATCCGTTGCTTATGTACCCTGCAATTTATTTGTCGCAAGACAAGTACGCACAATTGTATTTAGGAACTGACCTTTACAATAAGATTAAAGAAGACGTTGTAAACGACGATATTACGGGCGCATACGAGACCCTTCTTGACGATTACTTGCGTCGAATGATAATGTGGTGGTCTATGTATGAAATGCTTCCGCATTTATACGTTAAAACGGACAACGGAAGTTTGGTGATTAGAACAAGCGAAGACACTACACCAATCAGCCAAACGGACTTACAAAACTACCGCGACCAAGCGCGTTCACAGGCTATGTTTTACACGCAGCGAATGGTTGACTATTTGTGTTTCAACAGTTCAG